AAGAGTTTTACTTTATCAAGTTAGACAACGGCAGGTTCACGGCACAACCTACCAATCATATTCTTGTGCAGGACAAATCATTCGTTACAAAATTAGAGTGGCCTAAGTTGCAGCGCCAGACCGAAACGTGGAGCGTTGATCCATGAGTTTTGTCACGCTCGACTTTGAGACATATTACTCAAAAGAGTTCAGTCTCTCCAAACTGACGACGGAGGAGTACATCCGCGACAAGCGGTTCGAGGTCATCGGCGTGGCATTTAAAGTCGATAACGGCCCGACCGAATGGTTTAGCGGATCGCATGAAGACATCAAACTTAGGTTGAGCAAACTTGACTGGGGACACTCGGCACTCTTGTGTCACAACACGTTGTTTGACGGCGCGATATTGGCGTGGACATTTGGGATTGAGTCGGCGCTATACATGGACACGCTCTGCATGGCGCGGGCGATTCATGGCGTTGATGCGGGCGGAAGTCTCGCGGCGCTTGTTGAACGATATCAGTTAGGACAGAAAGGAACAGAGGTGATCAATGCACTGGGTAAAAAACGTAAAGACTTCGATGACGCAGACCTGTCTCGATATGGTGACTATTGCGTTAATGACGTTAATCTTACTTATTCTTTATTTAATCGACTGGCTGAAAAGTTTTCCGGAAAAGAACTAGAACTGATCGACATGACGCTGCGGATGTTCATTCTGCCCGTGCTGAAGATCGATGACGGCTTACTTTCGGATCGGCTTGATGAGATCACGAACGAGAAGTCCGAACTACTGCGGGGTCTGATGACAACGCTTAAAGCCGAGAGCGAGGAAGAGGTTCGCAAGAAACTGTGCAGCAACAAACAGTTTGCCAAAGTGTTGGAGGGTTTCGGAGTCACGCCGCCCACCAAGACGAGTGCAACAACAGGCAAAGAGACGTTCGCGTTTGCGAAGAACGATGAGGGCTTTATCGAGTTATTGCAATCCGATAACCCGGTCATTCAGCAACTGTGCGCGGTGCGTCTGGGTACTAAGTCAACGTTAGAGGAGTCACGCATTGAACGCTTTATTCGTATTCGTGGTAGGAATCGCGGTCGGTTACCTATTCCGCTCAAGTATTACGGCGCTCACACAGGCCGTTGGGCGGGTCTGGACGCCATCAACCTACAAAACCTTCCTTCAAGAGACAAGAAAAAGAAAGCGCTCAAGAATTCCATTGTGGCTCCGCCGGGGCATTTGGTAGTCAACTGTGACTCCTCACAGATCGAAGCGCGAGTCCTCGCGTGGCTGGCTGGGCAAACATCTGTAGTGGAGCAGTTTCGTCGGGGTGAGGATGTGTATTCGATCTTTGCGAGCAAGATCTACGAGCGTCCCATCAGCAAGGCTGACCCCGTCGAACGGTTCGTCGGCAAGACCTGCATCCTCGGGCTCGGCTACGGTACTGGGGCTTTGAAACTGCGGCACACGCTCAAGACTCAGCCTCCCGGCGCGGACATCAGCGAGGAGGATGCCAAGAAATACGTCAACGTGTATCGCATCGAGAACAATAAAATCCCCGAACTTTGGAACGAGTGCGACCGTGCTTTAAATTCGATGATGAAGAAGGGCGTGAAGCCGAGCATTTCACTGGGCAAGAACGAAGCCCTGTGGGTGACGCCTGAAGGGATCGAGTTACCGAACGGGCTACACATTCGCTACCCCAACTTGCGATTGGAGGACGGCAAAGTTGTCTACGACTCACGCAAGGGGCCAGTCAATATTTGGGGCGGAGCCATGGTTGAGAACGTGGTGCAAGCCCTCGCCCGCATTATCGTTGGCGAGCAGATGTTGAACCTCCGTGAACGTTATCGACCCGTGCTGACCGTCCATGACGCAGCAGTGATGGTGGTGCCAGAAGTTGAGATCAAGGAAGCCCTTGATTTCATAACAAAAGTTATGTCTACTCCTCCGGAGTGGTGCCCGACATTGCCTGTCGCTTGTGAGGCAAAATACGGCGAGTCATACGGAGAGTGTTGATGGAAAAGCCGAAAATTATTTTGACTTCTTGGGAGTACGAGTGGGCGTCTCACGTCGGAGCAAGACGGTACATTGAGAATTGGCGTAAACAAAACGCCGCTCACTATGATTCGGCTAGAATGCAGGATGATCGTACGGCACAGGTAGCGGCATGTGTCGCTGAGTTAGCCGTGGCTAGATACCTTAACCAGTATTGGTCTGGTCACGTATGGCATGACTCAGAGCGAGGTAAATTCAAAGATTTTCCAGATGTAGGGATTAACATCGAAGTTCGTAGTTTACGAACTAAAGAGTCGGCGGCAGTGAGGCGGCATCAGATAGGCAAGAACTTGGTGTTATTTGTTGCAAAGCCAATTTTACCGGAGTTACGGGAAGTAATTATTTATGGCGGGCTTAATTACGATGAAGCGTGGGAACTAGGCACGCCGTCTGACTATGACCCAGAGAACACACGCGAATTAGCACCGGAACATTTAATACTGTGAATACGATTAAGTGGTCATACTCGGGGCTGAAGGATTACGTGAATTGCCCGCGTCAGTATTACGAAGTTAAAGTCGCCAAGAATTTTGTGAAGCATCCAACCGAGCAGATGCTTTACGGAACGGCAGTCCATAATGCTCTGGAGAACTACGTCGGTAAGGGGGAGCCTCTCAAGAAAAACTACGAGCGGTACCAGCCCATGCTGGACGCGCTGCTGGAGATCGAGGGAGAACGCCTGCCGGAGTATCGGATGGCGCTTGATACCAACCTTCAGCCTTGTAAGTTTTACTCGGATGAGTATTGGGTACGCGGCATCGTGGACTTGCTAATCGTCAGCAATGACACGGCCCACATCGTGGATTACAAGACGGGTAATGTGAAGTACCCAGACGTGAAACAGTTAAAATTGATGTCGTTGATGACGTATGCTCACTTCCCGCAGGTTGATAAGATCAAAGCCGGGTTGTTGTTCGTCGCGCACAATACGTTCATCGACGAGGAGTATGAACGAGAGCAGTCTGAGCATCTGTGGAAAGACTTCATGCCAGACTTAGAACGATTGAAGTTGTCCCATGAACAGGACAAGTGGCCCGAGAACCCGACCCCGTTATGCGGGTGGTGTCCGGTAAGTACCTGTCAATTTAATAGGATCCGTTAAATGCCATACGTTACTAAATCAAGACCTTACGCCAAAGAGTATCAGCAACAGAAGGCTCGGGGAGAGCACGCGGATCGGATGGAGCGCCAACGCGCTCGCCGTACTGTGGATAAAACTGGCGCAGACCGTAATAAGAACGGTAAAGCCGACCGCCGTGAAGGCAAAGACATCGCTCACAAGAAGGCGTTGTCCAAAGGTGGTACGAACAAAGACGGTTACACTATTCAGTCTGTTCGTCGCAATCGTTCGTTTAAACGTACGTCGAGCGGTGCAATGAAAACTTAGTTCCCACAAGGCATGAGTGTGGAGAACAGGGCGTTTCCCCCACTTTTGCGCCCTTGGCGGCATCACACCCGCTTAACCATGCCAGTCAACGACGGTTTTGGCTTTAATGCTTTTCCTGTAACCGGGCGCTGACCGACTAACCCCCGTAAGGGGTCCTAGTTTTGGAGTAGTTATGCAGATCATTGACGATACAGTCCTACAGTTTTCTTTGCCTTACGCGCTGGCTGACGATGTGTATTCGTGCATCGACAAGTGCGAAATTAATAAGTCACACGACACTGAGAAAGAACTCTTGCTCTATTGGGGGCAGGAGGAAGTTCAGCGGCTGACGCAATTGTGTGACGCCGCGCTTCCCACCGTGCTTAAAATCCCCTCGCCGATTATGCGAGATTACGCATGGCCCGGAATCTACAAACCTTTCGCGCATCAGAAGGACACAGCAGCGTTCCTTTCCATCCGGCAGCGGGCGTTCTGTTTTAACGAAGCCGGAACAGGTAAGACATCAGCCGCTATCTGGGCTGCGGATTACCTGATGCAGATCGGTTACATCAAGAAGGTCTTGGTGATTTGCCCGCTCTCAATCATGTACTCCGCATGGCAAGCCGATGTACTGAAGACTGCGATGCATCGCACCTGTGCCGTAGCCTATGGCCCGCAGGAGAAGCGAAAGAAAATCATTCGTAACAACTATGAGTTTACGGTGATTAACTACGACGGCACGCACGTCATGCTGGAGGAGTTACAGAAGGCGAACTTTGATCTGATCATCATTGACGAAGCCAACGCCTACAAGACAGTCAGCACACGACGATGGAAGACATTGGCTAAACTCATTCAGCCGCACACGTGGCTTTGGATGATGACGGGTACACCCGCTTCGCAGTCACCGGTCGATGCGTTTGGGCTTGCCAAGTTAGTCTCACCCTATCGAGTCCCGAAGTTCATGACGGCATGGCGTGACAAAGTCATGTATCAAGCCACACGATTTAAATGGTATCCAAGACGTACGGCGCAGACGGACGTGTTTAATGCATTGCAGCCTGCCATACGCTATACGAAAGCCGAGTGCCTTGACTTGCCTGATGTGACGTACCAGATCCGTGACGTGCCCCTCAGTACACAATCGCTGCTGTATTACAAGCGCCTCAAGGATCAGATGCTGATCGAAGCAGCAGGTGAACAAGTCACTGCGGTCAATGCCGCTGCAAGTATCAACAAGTTACTACAGATCTCAGGCGGTGCGGTCTACACCGACAACCGCGAAGTGGTCGAGTTTGACATCGGTCCACGTTTAAATGCACTCGAAGAAGTACTTGATGAAACCGTAAATAAGGTTGTAGTATTTGTTTCGTACACGCATACTATTGATGTGGTATCAGAGCATCTCAGTAAGAAGGGCTTCAGCAACGAGATCATTCAAGGCAGCGTAGCGGCAGCAAAGCGATCCGAGATCATTCAAAGATTTCAGGCGCAACAGCATCCTCGGGTGCTAGTGATTCAGCCGCAAGCCGCCTCGCATGGCATCACGCTGACTGCCGCAGATACGGTGGTGTTTTGGTCTCCGGTGATGAGTGTCGAGACGTACTTGCAGTGTATTGCACGTATTGATCGCGTCGGTCAGAAGAACAAGATGACAGTCGTTCATCTGCAGGGCTCTGACGTTGAGCGCAAGATGTACAAGATGCTGCAGGGTAAAGTAGATAGTCATCAACAATTGGTGGACTTGTATAAACAGGAGTTGGAAAGCAATGAGTAAATACAACGCGGAAGAGTTGGTCTCCGCTTACATCGCTCTGCGTGATGAACGCGCAAAGTTGAAGAGCGAGTACGAAGAGGCTGATACAAAAGTGCAGAAAGATATGGAGCAGATCGAGCAAACCATGCTGACGATCTGTAACGAAGTGGGCGCAGATAGCATCAAGACTTCGCACGGCACGTTAATCCGGCGAGTGAATGAGCGCTTTTACTGCACCGACTGGGATAACTTCAAAAACTACGTGCTTGAGAACGAGGCTGTGGAACTTCTTGAGCGACGTATACATCAGGGTAACTTTAAGCAGCACATCGCTGAGCGCGAGAACGATGGTCTGCCACCCGGTGTTAACGTGATGCGTGAATTCGCAGTCACAGTTCGTCGCGCTAACTAGTTAGGAGTACAGTTTATGAGTAACGATTTGATTCTGAGTATCAAGAGCAGCCTCGCGAAGGTTGGCGTTGACCAAGAAACGCTCGCCGTTGCAGGCAAGAGTGGTGGCGGTGGTGGCAGCAAGCGCATCTCCATCAAGGGCAGCGTGTTCCGCAAGTACGTTGGTGGTAAGGAAATCGCGGCAATTGAAGACCGTCACATGAACGTGATCTTCGTGAAGATGGCGACCGACCCGAGCCGCACGTACTACACGGGCGCGTACAAGGAAGGTGAGAAGATCTCTCCTGCCTGCTGGTCAAGCAATTCTAAGACGCCTGATCCGGAAGTTCGCAACCCGCAGTCTGCCTCATGCGACACGTGCCAATGGTCTGTAAAAGGATCTGGACAAGGTGGTAACGGTGCAGCGTGCCGCATGTCGTGGCGTACGGCGGTTGTGTTGCCGAACGATCCGAAGGGTGATGTGATGCAGTTGGTGCTTCCTGCAACTTCTGCGTTTGCTAAGGAAGACGGTGGTAAGTGGGGCTTTCGCCCATATTGTCAGTATTTGGCAAATAACAACATCAGCGCGAAGCACGTCATTACGAAGATGCAGTTCGACACCAAGTCGCCTGTACCGAAAGTGATGTTCTCTCCCGTTGCTGCAGTCGAAGATGATATCTTGCCGGTCCTTGAGTCGCAGTCGCGCTCTCAGGCAGCGGACAACGCTGTGAAGTTGAACGTTTATCAGGCTGATGAAGGGGAGACGCAGTCTATCCCTGAGCCTGTTCTGCGTAAGTCGGAGAAGACGGAAGTAACTTCTGGCGAAGACGTGTCGGATGTCATCAAGAAGTGGTCTAAGAAGAAATAAGGGTGAGTCATGGCTAGACCTTACGGTGAAAAGTTCCTTAGAGATTTGGAGAAATCCAATCTGAATACGCTCGGCATCCAGTTGGCTAAACTTTGTGTGAAGGCTAACTTGCCCGCCACTTATGTGGCAGTGGCTTTGGAGACGACGCCAACAACCGTCTACAGTTGGTTTCGCGGCCAAGGTATTCGTGAGCATAAACGTAAGGCAGTCGAGGTCTTCATCGATCTGATGAAGCAGGACTTTGCCAGTGGAGTTCTACCGGCTATTGATGCACTCGCTGGAATTGAGTACATCGAATCCATGATTGGTAGAAAAATCCGCTGACATGACTTCTCCTACTTACGGCGGGGGACTCACACCCCGCCTTATTTCTCGCTGCGCTCATGAGAAAACAATTTTACGAAAAAGCACTACCAACGCAGGGCGTTTACTGCGTTGCATTGATTGATCCAGAAATTAAGAGAACAAAGCATGAATACGCTTATTCAATAGACGAACTCGAAAACGTACTCAGCGCTTACTCAGACCAGACTAGGTACAACGTTTACGTTACGCCTTGCTCGTTCCAAGACGAAAGCCGCACCTCAAACAACGCGGCGTTTTGTCGGTCGTTCTTTGTTGACCTTGATGTCAACCATGGCAGCGTGTGCTATGAGAGTAAAGACGACGCGATCAAAGCGTTAGACGAGTTTGTAGCCGAAAACGAATTACCGCCTCCTGTCCGGATCGATTCTGGTGGCGGGGTCCAAGCCTATTGGCTCTTTGAAGATGATGTGTCAGCCGAGGAATGGAAAGTCTTCGCTGCTCGCTTCAAGCAGTTCTGCATGGACAAGGGGCTTTTGATCGACCCGGCGGTGACCGCTGATGCAGCGCGAGTCATGCGTTGCCCTGAGACAATGAACCTCAGAGTGCAGGCCCCGTCACGTTTCCTTGATGACGAGTTCAATCAATACGATTTTGCAGCATTTAAATCTTTCCTTGGCGAGGAAGGCGAAGACATCAGCCAAAGCATTGAGGTTATCAAGGTCAAGACGAAAGGCATCGATGAGGAGACGAAGGCGATTGCCCGTCTTGATAACTTCGAGGATTCGTTTGCCGTACTGGCTGAAAGAAGTCTCTCTGGGAATGGCTGCAATCAGATCAAGCACGCCATCGAGAACCGCGAAACGCTGCCTTACAACCTGTGGTTCGGGGCGTTGTCGATTGCCCAACGTTGCGTAGATCGTGAAGGCGCGATCCGTGCGGTGTCTGAAGATCATCCTGAATACACGTTCGAGGCAGCATCGCTCAAAGCGCAGGAGACCGCTAAGGCGAGTGGCCCTTGGACTTGCAACAAGTTTGCGGAAGAGAACCCGGATGGCTGTGAGGACTGCCCATTTCGAGGGCAGTTTGCTTCGCCGATTACCTTGGCGCGGAAGGTCCGGTTGCCGACAGAGCGGACCGCTGCACTACCTGATCTTGAGGATACGGTCTGGGGTGAAGAAGATCAGAAGGATTTGTTGATCTTCCCTGAGTATCTCTTTCCGTTCAGTCGCAGTGCCCGTGGCAGTATCATCTACACACCGCCGCCGACCATCGACAAGACGGGTAAGACTTCGCAAGCCCCGCCGGTTGAGTTGATCACGCGTCCGATTTATCCGTATAAGCGCATGTTTAGCGCACACGACGGCGAGTGTCTGATGATCCGTACCGTGATGCCGCTTGATGGCGTCCGTGAATTTATGTTGCCAGTCAACGAGATGTACTCGCAAGAGCACCTGACTACGGCGATAACCAAGAGCGGGGCCACCTTCGATCCCGATAAGACCAAGTTGGTCATGAAGTATTTCATCCGCTGGGCAGAGTATCTGTCCAGTACTGGGAGAGCAGAACAGATGCGAATGCAGATGGGATGGACCGAGGACCGTGACGGCTTCGTCATCGGTAACAATGAAGTTAAATCAACCGGCGAGATAGTCCGATCAGCCGCCTCGCCTCTGATCCGAGTAGTGTCACAGCACTTAAGACCGATGGGCGACTACGCTACGTGGAAGCAGGCTACG